TGGCACGTCTCGGATTGGTCCTATATAAATCCTCATAACGAGATGTCATTGGTGGTCATGCCCTTTTCGTAGTGCTCGTCATATATCCAAATCTCTTTTTGCTTTAAATCGACAATTAGACTTGCTAGTGTCGTCGGGTCATTGGTGAAACCGTAGTCCATCCCATGAGCGACTTCTTGCACCTCTTTTATCTTTTCGGTGATATCGAAATCACGCACTTCAAAGTTGTCAAAGACCAATCCCTCAGCTATGCCCCACTCGCCATCACAGACGATTCTGGCACGTCTCGGATTGGTCCTATATAAATCCTCATAACGAGCAATATCCACTGCATCGAGCCATTCATTGATTTTATAGGTGGTCGTGAGTGCTAATGTGTCCGCTCGTTTCGTATCATCATCAAAGAAAGTCGATTTGAGCCAATGTCTCTCAGACCATGGGTTGAACGTAACCGTGATCTGCTTGAAGAAATCTGGGTCGTCGTAACTTCCCCGAATCGATTCAACTACCGTACTGAACTTTTCTTCATTCTCAATCTGGTACGCTTCTTCAAACCATGCCCAGCAAAGTATGCCGACATCGACTGTGATGGATGTGATTTTCAGCGGGTCATCAAGTCCGCGAAACAATATCTTTTGTCCAGTAGGCTTGTAGGTTATCTCCGGCATGGATTCGTTGAACTTGAACAGATGTCCGACACCCAGCTGATTGATTCCCCATTTTAGATCAGTGTACGTTGACTGCTTATTGGTATTCGAATAACGACGAATAACTAGTAAGTTTGCCCATGGGTGTTTCATCAATCGCTCAATGAAGTTGATAGCCGTGTTCTTTGATTTCTTGCTACCACGAGAGCCCTTTACAACCCTGTAGAAGTTCCGGCTATGCCAAAAGCGGTTATATCCCTTCCCAATTCGTTTAGATATGGAAATGACATTTCGTTTAGTCGTCATCCTCTGGCACATCCTCAACGAACACCGGTGTAATGTTCTCGACCTGTTGTTTCTCTATAAACAATGCATATCGCTTACCCAGTAGTTCCAATGCTCGAATAGCATCTTTGTTTTGTGTTGGCATCTCAACAGTTAGGGGATGTTTTTCCATGCCTAGAAAATTACCGTCATCATCAAAAGAAGGCTTCTCAGCCAATACAACTTGATATTCTATGGCCTCTCGCCTCGCTTGCTCAGACAATCGAATCAGAATCTCATTTTGCTTCATGATCAGTTCTTCTTCTTTTTTCTCCATGACTTCTCTTATAGCGTTTTGGATGTCAACATTCGTCAACAGCCTTTGACCTTGTGACCTTGCAGTCTTTCTGCTATAACCGGCTCGTATAGCTGCCTGAGTAGCATTCAGGTCAACGATGTATTCCGCTACGAACAACTCTTGTCTTTTAGGGAGCTTCACCATGTACCACCAACTTTCACGCTATTTGCTTTCGTTTATTTTTCCGGGGAGTCGAAAAGATAGGCGGCTAAAAGATGCACCCCCTCTTTTTTTCTCCCCCTCACTAATGCAGACTTTGCATATCATTTGCATATCATGAATTATTTTTATCAATTCTTTCAGCTACCTTCTTCTTGGCTCTACGGATAGACTGTTGCACCATGCTACGACTGACACCAAGCTCTTTTGCGATAGCTCCCCAACTGAGTCCAGCGCCATAATGCATGACGAAGCACTGACGTTCACGTAACGAGAAGGCAGCAAAGATGTCTGCAAGGATGATTTTCTCTTCTCGGGTCATGTACAGCTCTTTAGGTCCTTCTTCAAGTTGCTCCATGATGTCCGGTATGATATCCATCGTCTCGAGGATACGCTTCTGATAGACGTTCTTGATGTCGACACCTCGGTATGTATCTGGCTGGCGTCCACTTGTCATCCAGTCCATCGAATAGCTCATGCTCTCAATCATGCTATTGATCTGTGTGAGGTCGTCGCGGTCTTTCTGATTCTGACGATCCAATTCATCACGCATACGCTCCAATTGCTTCTTGCCGATACCGTACTCATGTAATAATTCATCAACCCAGATATTCACGTGGACTCCTCCTTTGTGGACATAAAAAAGAGGACACCTCAACGAGCGCAATTATGCGCTGGTCAAAGCGTCCTCCAGATGGCTGGTGGGACTATTAATTTTCAAAATATGAGGTTGATTCCTCTTCTTTCAATCTTTCTAACGCTCTTTCATATGCAATGAAATCAGCGTCAGGACTTGGAAAATCGCCTAGCTTTTCACGTTCTTCTCTGAATAATTGTTTTAATCGTTCATTCAAAGATAACACCCACCCTTCAAAATTCTTCCCCCATCTCCCTCCGCATCCGCTTGACTTTCCCTTGGTGCGTGACGATCTTGTACTCGCCGTGAGGTGGTAATTCTCTCAGTTTCGCCTTGCCGTCACTGATGACCACGACACAACTTTCTGGTATTTCCATTATATCAATATTTAGGCACATACGCTCATCTATCTGCAAATCTTTTTCAATCACACAACCGACCTCCTAGCCCCCGAATATCCCATTCTTCCGCGGCTTTATCTTTTTGAGTTCTGCTCGGTCCATGATGAGCAGTGCAACCTCTAATGGCTTGCGACGTATCTGTCTAGATATCTCCTTGAGAGACTCCCCTTGCTCCCAAAGTTGCTCGACCTTCTCAACCTGTCCAGTGGTGAAAGAAAAGTCGACGTCGATGCTATCTGAGTCAAATGCGATGTATTTCATCTGCATAGTCATTACTTCGCCTTCCGTTTGATTTCTTGATGTCCTCGGATATGTGAATCATGTGTCAATGTATAACGATGCCCACTGATCATAACGACAGTAGGCACTCCCTTCTTCGCTTTCATGACCGTGACGATTGGGCGATAGCGTTCTGATTTCATGCGTTCTCTTTTCAACTCATGACCTCCCATTCATTTAAAACAGTGATAGTTGTTCCGGCTTTGAATCATTTTCACTTACTGACTTTAACCATTTCCCAAAAGCCTCATGACCTCCGGGAAGTCGAGAAGGAGAAGTGTCGGTATTTTTTCCAAATGTGGCTGCATATTGCCGATGCTTTTCGCTAGCCCATAATTGAAATTGCCATGTTTGCGTTTCATCACCTGGCTTCAAGTTGTGCGCTCTCAAGTAGTAAACAAAGTACGGATTCATATAGGATTCATCAAAGTGCTTTTCTTCTAGCAACATTAGATCACCTCATTTTCACTACTGGGCATTATCTTCGTACTGCCTGTTAAATAGCCCAATAAGATTCATCAGTTTCAAAGATGAAATATCCATCCTTATTGCAAAACGAACATTCTTTCATGACCTGATCTTCAAACACAGATTTCGGATGAAATTCTCCACAGTTCTCACAACGAGTATCTACAATGTTCATATCAAAAACCTCCTATGCGTTAGTCGTTCTATCCACGTTAAAGCGCATAAAATCTACAACTTCAACACTTTCACCCTTACCAATACCGCCTTTGGAATTATTAGCACCCTTTGTATAAACAACTGAATAGCCCTCTTTACTTCTAATTCCTAGCAAATCCAACACCTGTTCATGGGAAATCGTATCGCTGTCGTTGAATAGCATATGACTCCCATTTACGATAACTAAAGTTGTTCTCTCCATCTTCTTCATCCTCCTGTTCAGTTTGTGTCATTTGCCCGGTAACTCGTCCTCGTTCTTCCGCAATTCCTCCGCTAGATCAAGCGTGCAATCACTATATCCCTTGTTGTAACCGTGATAATAGGATTTCTCAGAGTAGAGGCTGTTGGCAATCCAACCGATGAAGTATGCAGCTATGACCAATGCGATTGTCCACATCATTGGGTGTCCTCCAATAGGTCTGGATTTTCGTAGATGTTGCCGATTATCTCCATTTGATTTGTGACTTTCGGCATTAATCTAGTTTCATAGTTTCTAGCTCCACAAATTGCCCCATAGAAATGGAGTCTATTCATCTGAAAACCAACATGACGATCACAAGAATCGTTGTCATGATAAAAAATCTCATGAGCGTAAAAGTTAGTTTTTTCGTAATCATTTTTTGCAGGGGTTCTCAATATATCCCCCTCATAAATCTCATTACCGTTCTTGTCCTTTAGTCCAGTATATTGCATCAATATAGAGTCACCGTATTTTCCATCTAAAGAATAATGACAATACTGCTTTTCTCTATTTCCTTCATCAAACCAATAAACAAATTTGTTGTGAATATCAATTGCATGAACTTCTTTGATAACTTGTTCTGGTTTGTAGAAAATACGATATTTAATCTCCCTCACGTATATCCCCTCGTCCCTTTTGAATAGTCGACCAGCTGTTGTAGGTCGTGAT